TACATATGTACTTGATGTAAAGCATTAAGTTATTACGGGGTCCTCCCAATCGCCGAGACAGAGATCGGGGTTGGTGTCAAGAGAAAAGGGTTGGGCGGCTGAACTCCATGTTGCGGCGTAAAGACGCATTCACTTGTCTGTAAAGGCCTTGCACCTTGTCACCCTAGGGCGTACCTTACCCATTGGTGCTCGCGGTCTCTTCGCGGTGCACGGTACGCCCGGCGGTCTAACCCTGTGGTGTGTGGCGGCAGGCATCGTTTGCGCATGCGCGGCGTCTCGCGCCCCTCTCCACCGGGGGCAACGGACGCGGTCGGATGACCCGTGTGTGCGAGCGGTTTCCCTGCCATCTCCGAAACCATCACCTATTCGCAGGGGGAGGGCGTACGCGCCCTCCGCTTGCGTGGTGTCGAGTGTCGCACGTGCGGCGCTCGCTAACACGCAGGAGAGCACCCCATGTTCTACAACGTCACTCTGCTAGATGCGGACGGGTTTGAGCTTGCTTACGAGTGCGATCTGTCCACTAAGAGCGAGGCGCGCAATCGCGCTCGCGAGCTATTGGCCGATCCGCTGTATCTCGACAATTTCAAGGTCGAAGTCCGCGATGATCGCGGCGTCTGCATTTGGGACAAGTTTGCGTAAACCTGCACTGCAATGGCGCGGCCGCGTTGGCCGCGTCCCATTGCCGGGCATGTCGCCCTAACACGCGGGAGAGCAACAATATGTTAGACCATCCATTGGTGCGCAACAGTTCAACGTGTCCGTTATGTCGCAACCACAAGAGCGTTGGCTTGGTTGCGTGTTGGCCGTGCTTCAAGACACCGGGAGGCCTCAAGTATGGAAACCCTGAGGACGAGGCAGCGCTTGACGTTGCAGAGGCACGGCTTGCGCGGCTTGCACGGTTACCGATCCCGACAATGGTTCAGGAATAGGAGAGCGCGATAGACTTGCACCGCAAGGGCCACGGCTTAACCGCCGCGCGCCCTTCCTGGGCATGTTACTGATAGGAGAGCGCCCATGACACAAACGGTTGTAGTCGCCGCGCGTTGGATGAAAGCATGCGGATATCCCGAGCGCGATACCAAGCTAAAAGTAGTTCGCGAATTTGATACGACGGCGCGTAACCAAGCCTTCGGCCATATGTATGTTGTTGAACACAATGGCCATGAATGGACGGTTGCTCATTGCCGTTTAGTCATGTCCCGATAGGAGAGCAACTATGCGGTACGGAACAATTGGAACGCTCATTCATGCAACGCTGCGCAACGAAGACTTGTTGACGGCGTTTGCCGATGAGTTGGAAGACCTCATTCAAGGTAACGGCAAAACTGGAATGGAGAATGAGGCGGTTGTTAAGTTAGTATGGGACGCACGCGAGATCGATCCTGACCACGAAGACGCAAGTGAGATAGTTGGTGAATTGATGGATGCGCTTAACGAGTATGCGCCTCCGTACTGCTACTTTGGTAATACCGAAGGCGATGGTTCAGACTTTGGTTTCTGGCCATCTCTTGAGCAAATACAGGAATTACCAACAATCGGTGATCCTGCTGACGCTGACGCGATGCACGAAGATTGCGTCTTTATCAATGATCATGGCAACGTCACGGTGTACGACGCAAACGGTAAGGTCATTCTTGAGCTTGTGTAGACTTGCACCGCAAGGGCCACGGCTTAACCGCCGCGTGCCCTTCCTGGGCATGTCCCGATAGGAGAGCAAACATGTGTGACCGTTATTGCAGTTGCCGCGACAAATCAGTGACGCGGTTTGAGCGCGCGCTATACCTACAAGACGCAACTAACCTTCGGGCGATTGCTCGTGAGCTTGTGCGAGCGGCTGACGAGGCAGCAAACGAAGGCGGTACTGACGCTAGCTACCATGATGCGGCCGTTGTGCTGATCGCCAACAAAATCGAAAGTTTGGTTCACTCGGAACAAACAAACACCTATTCCGTCGCTTATGACGAATGCGTGCGACGCACGCGCCCTACCGTTTAGACTTGCACCGCAAGGGCCACGGCTTAACCGCCGCGCGCCCTTCCTGGGCAATGTCGCCCCGTTAGGAGAGCATCATGAAAACAGGAAAGACGTTAGGCGAGTTGGCCGCTGAGATCGAACGTCAAGCAAACACCAAACGCGATTTTGTCGCCAGCACCAACGTGATGGAAGTCCGCGCGTCCGATCAAGGTCCGGTAGTTGAATTGAAAGACAAGGGCGCATTCGCCATTGGCGACATTGCGCACAACCAGATCGCGGCGCACACCGGCATCCCGCAAAAGTATGCGGACAAGATGCGCGCCGAGACGCCGGAACTGTACGCCAACAACGTCAACACATGGTTCCGCAAAAACCCGGCGGTGCGCATGACCCGCATGCTTGATGGCGGCATGCGTGCATTCTTGTCGGACAAATTCCAGCCGTTCGACAATTTCGATTTTGGTTCCGCCGCGCTTCCGATCTTGGCACAGCGCAAGCTCAACGTCATGTCGTGCGAGATCACCGACAAGCGGCTGTACATCAAAGCCGTTGACGAACAGCTGTACCGGGACGTGCCGGTAGGCTTCAAGATGGGAGACGGTTCGCACAACATTTTCGACACATGCGCACCAGTTGTCATTTTGAGCAACTCAGAAGTTGGTTTCGGCCGTCTTGTGATCGAAACTGGCGTCTATACGCAAGCCTGCACAAATCTCGCGTTGTTCGCCAAGGGCGGCATGAAGCGAACCCACGTGGGCGCGCGGCATGCTCTCACCGACAATATGGACGTGTCGGACCTTGACGCGGTTCTGTCGTCAGCTGCCAAGCGTAAGACGATGGAGGCCGTGTGGCTGCAAGCGCGCGACGTGATCGCGGCCGCGTTCGATCCGGCCATGATCGACAAGCGCGTTGAGCAACTCGCGGCCGCAGCGGGCGCAAAACTGCCTGCTGAGAATGTAGACAAGGTGCTGGAAGTCGTTCAGGAGCGCTACAACCTGAATGAAGGCGAGCGCAACAGCATCTTTAAACACCTGCTCGAAGGTGGGCAGCTGAACCAGTACGGCTTGCATGCTGCCATCACGCGCAGCGCGCAGGATGCAGACGACTATGACCGGGCAACCGAGCTTGAATATCTCGGCGGCAAGGTTGTGGAGTTGAACCGCAACGAGTGGCAGCAACTCGCAGCCGCCTAGCGCAGTCAGCTGGCCGGATAACACCGGCCAGCTTGCGGCGCTTGTGCCGATAGGAGAGCAAACATGACACGTGATCAGCTGCGACTGGCCGACACATTTGGCCGACTAGAGCGGATCGAACGGCGCATTCTGGAGCATGCCCTACAGGATTACATCAACAAGTTATCGGCGTCCGAACTACCTTACCGCCCGACCGCTGACATGCTTAATGAATTGCTCAATTTCAACAATAGCGACTAGTTGCACGGCAGACGGCGCGCGTTGCGCCGTCAACCGGGCAATTCTGCCCGCAACCCAGTCAGGCGAGCGCGAGCGTCTGAGCCGAAAGGTAACCTGCTTGTGGCGTAGGACCCACCGGCACAAGGGTACCGGCTCGCGCCTCAACTCGCAACTAGGAGGGTAAAACTCAATGGGTAAAAAAATTTACTACGGTCGGGAAACGTGTCCCGTTTGCGGTCACCTGATTACCAGGAACGCAATGGGGCGTGCGTCTCACCTCAAATCGTGCCGCGCAAAGGACAACAAACCCCATGAAACCCGAGCAAGTGACAGTGCGGGAGATGCAAAAGAAAGCATCCCCGCATTGCAGCCATTGCGGAAGTAGTGACGTCCGCGTGGAAGCATTCGCGCTCTGGTCCGAGCATCTACAGGACTGGAGGTTGACCGAGCTACTTGACGGCAACACGGCTTGCAATCATTGCGGCCGGGAAACCGAGATCAAGTGGAAACTGAGCTAATAGGAGAGCAAACCCATGAAACGATCTAGCCCAAAGTACACACGGCGGCACTATGAAGCGACCGCTGGTCTAATCCGTCAGCTGGATGTGATTTCACGCGACGTTCACATTCAGAAGTATGTTGAGATGTTCGGCCGCGACAATCCGCATTTCAGTCGCGAGCGGTTCATCGCGGCATGTGTGCCCGAGGTGATCGAGGTCACCAGCGAGGGCAAGCGCGCATTGCTGAGTGGAGGGCGGTGATATGCAAACCAACAAAATAAAAGTTGGCGATACCTATGCTGTGCGAGTTGGCGGCGAGCTTGCGCGCTACAGAGTGTTGGCGACCAACACAAAACGCAACATGAGTGGTACATCAACCACAATCGACGGCGAGTTGGTGGACGCGGTGGCCGGTCATCCGGCGGGTTACAAATGTTCGTTTGAGCCCGCCAATCTGATCGGCGACTACAAGGAACAGGCCGAGCTTGCCGCAAAAGAAAAACAGCAGCGGGACGCGGCCGAGCTTGCCGCGAAGCAAAGGACAGATCGCGCCGAAGCAATCTTCGTCGCGTTCTGCAAGTTGGTCGGGGTGCCCAAGCCTGAAAAGGTGAAGGAACGATACGACGGTATACCTCGCTACGCTCGCGACGAACCATTTCGGCTTGATTACTATAACACTATCGAAATCAACAAAAACGGAATGGAAATCCTCGCGAAATTTCTAAAGGTTGATCAGCCACGGGAGGAGAGCACCGACAACGTAGTCAATCTGAACAAGTCCTGACGCAATCGGGCCACGGGTGGCCTCTTAACCCGTGGCCCTTCCCCCAGCCCCATCACAAAAGGCCGAAAAAATCCAAAAAAATCCCAAAAAAAATTAAGGCCAAATTGTGGCAAACTGGAACAAAACGGATACAGGAGAGCAAAGCATGTTCAAGAGCCCTGAGCAACCCTATTGCCGTTGGTGCGGCAAACCGATCCGCAAATATACGACCCACCACTACGTCAATCACCCGATGGGTAAGCATCGCGATTTTGATGCTGATCTTGTGTCGCGTGAAAGCCTACAGAAACGAACCAATGAGCGGATCGTGTCGGTCAAGTATCACTATGAGAATGAAAGCTACGAAGACCTTAACCCTGGTGAGATTTACGACAAGCGGATTGTGCGACGGGTAAGCGGTCGCCGTACCGTCTACAGTTACACAACCTGGGACGGCGAGTCCTACGTCAATGAGTTCTTCTGCAACAACGATTGCGAGATGGCCTTGGGCCGCTCCGCAGCCAGGGCCGGATGGGCAACTAACGCCTGGAAGAAAACGAGGAAAACGGTAGCATCGTAAAATAGAAACCGCCGCCCCCGGAGAGCAACCAAGGGCGGCGGTGCGCGAAGTAACCCACGAAGTCCCATCGTTTGAGACCGAGTAAGCGCGTATAGCACACGAAAGGAACCCCCGACAATGCCCGAGACCCCCGTTGACATAATCGCCCAGGTCGTAGACCAGCGGCTTGCGGCCATTCTGGATGAACTAAAGGCCATGAGCCAAAAGCTCGACGCGGTGAAAGCCGCAAGCCTGCTCGAAATCAAAACCATCGAGGCGCGGCAAGCTGCGGTCGAAAACGCCTCGCGCTCCATCTCGACCATCCCGCCCGGAAGCCTCATGTCCGGCCGCTGGCCTCGACGCGACGGTGACGGTTACGCTAACGTAAAGCCGGTGCCAGCGCTCCCGGAGCCGGACAGTGCCAACAGTACGCCAGGGAATTTACGATCTACTAACGTCAGTTGAGGTCGATACAAAAGAGTTGGGACGGTCGCGGATCGAGCCGTGGCTGTCCCAGCGTCTCGTCATTGACGCGGTTTCCAAAGGATTGAACGAAGGCGTTCATGAGTTCGTCATTCTCAAATGCAGGCAAGTCGCAATCACAACTGTTTGCTCCGTCGTGGAGCTATTTTGGGCTCTGGCAAATCCTGGGGTTCAGGGGGCTATTATCGCTGACCGGACTGATAATCTTGAACGGCTGCGTCGCATTTTTGCAAGCCTGCTTGAAACTTTGCCGCCGGAATGGCGCACCCCCGAGCACAAGCTGACGCAAAACAACCGTAACGGCCTCGCCTTTGCCAATCGATCCGTAATTGATCTTCTGGCCGCCGCAAACAATCCCGACCTGGGCGCGAGCCGCGCCATCAACATGCTGCACGCGACCGAATGCTCGCAATGGAAATCTCTGGCCGGTGTTGAAAGCCTGAAGGCCTCGCTCGCCCGCCAGAACCCGCACCGCCTGTACCTCTGGGAGAGCATCGCCAACGGATTTAATTATTTCTACAACTTCTGCCAGCAAGCCAAGATGGACCGCCACATGCGGTTCATTTTCATTGGCTTCTGGGCACAGCCCACCTACTCCATCCCAAAAACCGATCCCGACTACAAAATCTACTGGGACGGCACCCTCACCGCCGAAGAGATCACCCGCGCCCGCTACGTCAAGGAGCACTACAACTACATCATCAAACCGGAACAGATCGCGTGGTGGCGGCGGGAAAGCGAGTTCAAAGCCGAAGAATACATGTTGCGCCACTATCCCTGGACCGAAACCGAATGCTTCATCGCGTCCGGGTCCGGGTTTTTCCCGGCACAGCGCACCCTGGAAATCGCCGAACAACTCGCACCGAGCCCGCCCTATCGCGGCTACAAATACACATTTGACGAAAAATTTCTGTCATCGCGCATTGATCAGGTAGACAAGCCGGAAACCGCCATGCTCAAGATTTGGGAACCGCCAGAGCCGAAAGGCATCTATGTCATTGGCGTTGACCCGAGCGGCGGTGGTGGCGGTGATAGCGACGATCACGCCATCCAGGTTTTGCGTTGTTATTCCGACCGCGTTGTGCAGGTCGCAGAGTTCCAATCAAATCACCCGATGACCTACCAACTCGCCTGGGTGCTGGCGCACCTTGCGGGCGCGTATCAGGATCACATTGCCAATCTGGAAGTTACTGGTGTTGGGGCGGCCGTATTGCCGGAAGTCAGAAACCTTCGACAATTGGCCGAGCGCGGCATTTTGCAAGGGGAGCCGGGTACAGAAAACATCTTAAACCTGATTGGGGCGGTACGGTGGTTTCTATACAAAAGGCCAGATACTTTGGGAGGTGCGGGAAACGTGATCGCATGGAAGGCCAATGCTGACAATAAGTATCAAGTCTATAGTGAGTTGCGCGATAGCCTGATGCTGCGCCGCCTGGAAATAAGATCGCCGAAGCTGATACAACAAATGCAAGCAGTAGTCGAAGACGATGGATGGATCGGGGCCGGACCCGATACGGGCGAAAATGACGACCTAGTGTCTGCATTGGTGCTCGCGCATCATGCCTGGGTCGAATGGCGGCGGCCAATGCTGGTCGCGCGCAATCTGACCTGGGACTCGGTCAAGGGCGACAGACCCCCGCAGGACATGGGAACCGTGCTCAGTTTTGCGTTCAGTTCCCACATGTCTATGATCAATAGAAAATCGCGCGAACGCAAGGAACGGTTCTGATGACCGGATACCCCATAATTTTCAATGGCGACCACGCGGAGTTTGAACGCGAGCACGCTAACACGCCACCGCATGAACGACCCGACTGGCCTCTACCATCTTTCGACGCGCGCGACTGGGCGGCAGCATTTTGCAAGATTGCTAAGAAACAGGGGCACGACATAGACGAAATGTGGATGGTTTCCTGGTTCGCTAATGCCTTAATGCGCGGCTACGACGAGGGTAGACGAAATGCCAATCGTTAGAACCTACGGCTGCAACGACTGCGGCAATTTCATCGAGGTTACCCTGACCTTGGAACAAGCCGACGACCCGCCGCCCGAGTGTCCGCACTGCGCCGCCGCGTCCATGCAACAGGAGTTCAAGCCGTTCGCCATCGGCGGCTCGACGGTCGGTAAGGCGGTCCAGCTGGCCGAAACCATTGCCGCCGAGGACTACGGCGTGGCCGACATGCAGCACGACACCCGGCGCGGCGGCACACCGAAGGTGCGCTACAAGGACCAGGGCAACCCGGCGCAGACGTCCGCCTGGGGCGCGACCGGCGAGGTGCTGCAGCAGGCAATGGCCCTTGGCCGCCAGACGCGCATGGCCAACGGCGGCTTTTCCGGCGTGGACACCTTGCAGAAGATGCTCAAGAGCGGCGAGCAACCCGACCTGATCGAGGCAAGCAAAAAACGAGCTATGCGCGTGTGGTGATGCCCATCCTTTTGCGCAATCGGACCCGCGCCCGCGTCTCGACCCTGCAGGAACACATCACCCGCATGACGATGGCCGAACTAATCCGCTACGAGGCCACGTTGTGGCAGTGGATGAACCGGCTCGACAAAAGTAAGATGCACAGCGAGAATATCGTTGTTCAGCTAAACGCCATCCATCGCGAAGTCGAATGGCGCGCGGGCGAGAAAGAGTGGCAAGATGCTGCGCATTCCTGACAAAGACCTGGGGCTCTGGGTCAAGGAACTGACCGACGAGTGCATGGCCTCGTCCGAAGAGCGCGGCATGATCTACACGCGCGGCGCTCAGTATTACTATCAGGGCACCTGGGACAATCGCGCCGCGATCTACAACAAAACCAAGCCATTCATCGACAAGCTGGCCGGGTTTCTGATGCAGCCGACCGACGTGCGGTTTGCCATGGTCTACGACACCAGCCAGGACGATAGCGTGCTGGAACGAGCCCAGCTGGTCTCGGAAAAACTCTCGGCCGACTATCGCAACACCGACAGCGACGTGACCTTTGCCGAGACCGTTGTGTGGTCGCTGATCAACGGCTCAGCTATCCTCAAACACATTCCGACCGAGGACCACAGCTTCAACGTCGGGCAAATCCATCCGCAAAATTTCGGCGTGCTTGGCGAGACGACCATGTCGCTGGACGAGCAGGAGGCGTTCTGCCACGTCAGCTATCCCACCATCAGCCGCTTGCGCTCCATTCTGCAGAACCATCCGCGCCGCCGCGAAATCATGGACGAAATCGAGGCGAGCCGCCGCAGCGACCGGGACGCGGAGCAGGCACCTTCGTATTTTCATCAGATGGTTGTCGGTGGATTACAGCCCCTGGGCGACGTCGGCAGTTCGCCGCGCTCCGAGGCGGCGGGCATCGTCAACGTGTTTCCCGTGCCCACGCCGTGGCGGCCAAATCGCAAGCTGACCCCGACCGTCAAGCACTGCGAGCTTTGGGTCAAAGACCGCGACCGCGACGGCGACTATACGACCATCCAATTCATTTACGGCGACGACCCTATCATCATCGAGGGCGAAAACACCCGTCGCAATATCAGCAAAATCCCCGGCCGCCATCCGTTCGTGAAGGTACAGGCGCAGCCGACCCCCGGCTATTTCTGGGGCCGGTCCTGGATTGCCGACGTGCAGATGCTGCAAGACGTGCTTAACAGACGCATGCGTGACAATCAGGTGGCCTGGGAAAGAAATTCGCGCGCGCCGCAGGTATTCAGCGGGTTCACCTCAATCACCGAGGAGCAATATTTCAAAATCATCAACGAGGGTGGTTTCATCAACGATCCAAACCCGAACGCCAAAGCCACAAAGATGCTCGACGCGCCACCGCCGAATTACCTGGAGGAACTACAATTTCTGTTCCAGCTGTTTGACGAGGCGGCCGGTTTTACCCCGGTCATGTCCGGCCAGGGCGAGCCCGGCGTGCGGGCCGGCGTTCACGCGCAAACCCTGGTGCGCACCTCGACCCCGCGCCTGATTGATCAAGCCGCGCGCATCGAGCGCCAGCTGGCCGAGAGCGGCTATCTCGCGCTGCGCATCATGCAGGCAATGGACGCCCACATTTACACGACGGGCGACAGCAAGATCGAGTTCACCCTGCACGAAATCCCCGACGACTTTCAAATCCAGGTGGACAGCCACTCGGCGAGCCCGGCCTTCGCCGAAGACAACCGCCAAGTCGCCATTGCCCTCGCCCGCGCCCAAGCCATCGACAGCGAGGACCTGATCCACATGCTGCACCCGCCCGGTGCCGAGCTATTGTTGTCACGCTTGCGGCAGCGCAAAAAGCAGCAGGCACAGGCCGCGCAGCAGGAAGAGGCCAAGGAAACCATGCGCGACGTGCTGCAGCTGCCCAATCGGCAGCAGGGGCGCGGAGGAGGTAGACGGCGGCGCGGTTAGAGGTGTAGCTTGTTGTTGCTTCCCGTTCTCGCCCCCCCGACAACCCGGAAGCACCCGCCGCCCCCGTTGTCCCTCCGGCCCCCTGCGAGACGGGGGCGGCATCCTTAAGAGGCGACCATGTCATTTTTGGACAGTCAGCAGGACGCGGCGGAAGAGGGCGGACCTCCCAGTGGTGGCGGCGCTCCTGGTGGACCCCCTGGTGCAGGCCCTCCTGGCGGCGGCGGTCCTGGCGGTGCTCCTCCTGGCGGCGGCGGACCCATCATAGCGGCGCTCGCCAACCGGCAACGCGGCCAACAGGTCAGCGCGCCCGGTCCCGGTGATCAGGCAAGCTCGATGACCATGCTGATGCAGGCCGTTGCCATGATGAACCAAGCCCTGCCCGGCCTCCTGGGCCACCCAGCCTATCAGGACGTGCTGCGCGGACTGCAGCGCATCAGTCGCCACCTGCCGCAGGGCTCGCCCGCGCTTGGTGTGCAGCGCACCCAACTGCAGGATTTGTTGCAAAACGTGGTCAAGAACGCGATGTTATCGCGCATCGCCGGGCAGCAACGGCCGCAGCCGGGAGCCAGTCCCGACCAGCCCGCCGGACCCGCGCCCGCACCGATGCCCTCGACACCAATGCCGGGAAGCTGATAAAGAGCGCAATAGCAGGGAGATAGCCTATGGCTCAAAACCGCTCCTATGATCCTCCGATCACCACCCCGCCCGACACCCCGCCGCGTACCGTTCTGCAGGTCGATACTCAGTCCGAGGTGAGCGAGTGGGGCGCGATCCCAAAAATCGTTCCTAAGCCGGAAGGCGGTGTACCGCTGCAGCCAAGCATCACGGGCAAGAACAACAACAACTAGGCTTGAGCCATGCCGCGCAACATTACCGACGAAGAATACAGTTTTCTGCAAAACAGGCGGCAGATCGCCGACTTCGCAGAAAGCCTCTACAACGATCCAGAGCTTTCGCGCGAATTGAAGGGGATGATCAAGAAAAAACATCCCAACATGCGCATTGACGATTACGACCTGGAGCAACGGGTTGAGGAACGTCTGGCCGCTGAACGCCGTGAACGTGAGGACGCGGAGAACGCGCGGCGCACCGAGGAAGAGCAAAAACATTTCCAGAGTGTGAGAAAGAAAACACAAGAGGAATACGGCTTCACCAACGAAGCCATGGAAAAACTCGAGAAGCTCATGGTTGAGCGCAACGTCGGCGACTATGACGTGGCCGCTCAATACATGGCCAGCAAAGAACCCAAACCTAGCGAAGCTACCTTTACTGAAGACCGTTGGAACCACTCCAAAGCGCCGGGATTTGCCGAGATCGCAAAAGACCCGGAAGAGTGGGCGAGATCAGAAATTCTCAAGTCATTGCGCAACGACGAAGCGCGCAACAAGCAACAGCGGTTCTAATCCAGAGGTAGCAAATGCCTATTCTCGGCAGTGGCCTAATTCCGTCCGGCCCAATCGGACTGGAGTTGGAGGCAACCGTGCGTCGCGTGTTCGCGCAAATGGTTGTGGTTTTGATCTATCGGCAGAACCCCCTGCTCGCGTTACTTCTGAGAAATGCCATCCGCGCGTCGGGCGGCGTGAGTCCATACACGCAGCCTGTGCAGACTGGCCAGTACGTAACCTCGTCTTGGATTGGTCCGGCTGGCCAGTTTAATTTGCCGACCGACGTGGCCGCGACGGTCAATGCCGAATTTAATTTATGCGCATTGGCAACGCCGGTCAGTTCACTCGGTCTGGAACAGCTTGTCACTCAGGACGCCATCGCAGTTGCGTCGCGGCTGATGCTCAAGCTCAATGATTTGAAAAACTCAGCGCTGAATACGCTTTCAGTCGCGCTGTTTGGTTCAAATGCTGGCAACGTCGCGCTACAAATGTTTGGCTTGCTGGACGCCTACGACGACGGCACGACCGTCGCCACCTATGGCGGGCTTTCGCGCGCCACCTATCCGACCTGGGCCGGTCTGAAGGTCCCGGCGGCGGGCGCGGCCCTGACGCGCGCTACTTTCATTCCTTATCTGCTCAATGCGGCCAAGCATTCCGGCGGCGAGGCGCTCGACTTCGTGGTCATGAGCATCGAGGACTGGACAACCTTGATGACGGACTTCATGAGCATCGAGCGTTACAACAATGACCCATCATCGCGCTGGGGCAAGGATGATCCGGTCAACAGCGGCTTCCGTGGTTTGTTGTTGGGCGATACGCCGATCTTCTTCGATCTGAATTGTCCGAAGGGGACGGCCATCGGGTTCAACAGCAAATACATCACCCTGGTGATCCACGAAGACGCGAATTTTGCTTGGACCGGGTGGTACAGCACAATCCCGCAAGGCCAGATCGCGAGCGTCGGCTTGTCGCTGACTGCGCTCAACCTCGTTTGTTCCAAACCGTCAACCGGCATCCTGATCGAAGGGATTACTGGAGGTGCAACATTTGGACCCGCCCCGCCGCCCTAATCGGGAGACCGCCGTCGTCTGTAGCGCGCGGTGTCGTGCCTCCATCGCCGAATTGCGGACCATTACCGCCAGCCTCGCCTGCGCGGTCGCCGCGTTACGTAATACCCGGATCACACTGGAACGATCCGGCCTATTGGCAGATACCCAGAAATCCAAATCCATGGCGCGGAGGCTGGCCGCTGCCGCGCACCCCATGGCCGGGGGAGAGTGAAACCCGCGCGGCTGGTACCGGCCTGATTTCAAGCGGGCCGTTCCCGTGTCCGCCACCCTGGTCAGGACCCTGGAGCCGCTAATGGGAGACCCGGAACTACTCGCCGCTCCAGTCGTCAGCAGCGTTGCCCCAACCGCAGGCCCGCCATCTGGTGGCACCAGCGTTACCATCACAGGAACCGGGTTCACCGGGGCAACGTCGGTGAGATTTGGCGGCCAACCGGCGACCAATGTTGTTGTGATCAGCGATACCTCGATCACGGCCAAGACACCAGCAGCGCAAGAAGGTGGTCTGGTTGCCATTGCTGTAACCACACCGGGCGGCACGGGTGCCTCTACGCCGATTTTCAACTACACCGGGGCATTCCCGGCGTTCATACCGATCCTTCCTCCGCCTCTGATTGGCAATCCGCCGCCGCCCTCCTTTCCGCCCCCGGCCATCCCGCCGCCGACTGGCCCACTGGTGGGTCCGGCGATAGCGGCTGCTGCTGTTCCTCCGTCTGTCGCGGGTGTGGTACAGCCGCAATTCAAGACCGGCAGTGCAACAACACCAGCATCGAGCGGCTACTGGCCGCAATTCACAACAACGACCGCATACGTCGGTTTTCCCAACAATCCACCGGCTGGGGTGCCAATCGTTTTTTCCAATATTTCCACCAATCCGTCACTTAGCGGCGGTGTCTGGACCGTGGTGCCGCCACCATCGACGGCGACCGTCGCGCAGATTACACTCAACGGAATGTCAATTCTGGTGCCGCACGATGTTGGCCCAATATCAGTCGGATACGAGGAACCTGCTGAACGACCAGCAGGGGCAATTCTTTCAGGACGCAACCCTGACCAACTACATCAATCGCAGTCGTCGGCGCATAGCCGCAGCAAGCGGATGCCTGCGCGTCATTCCGCCCGGCGTGCAGACCATACCTGATCAAGAAATATATCCCTTTGCCTCCTGGAACGCGCTGGCGCAGCAAGCCATGACCGGCGTGCGCTCGATCCTGGCCTGCCGTTCCGTTTCCGTTGGCATCGGCGGCAGCTGGCAACAGGACGCGGCAGGAAATTGGGCCATTCGCGGCGGCAGCTGGAAACCAATGTGGCGGCGTATCGTCTGGACGGACTTCCAGGCCCGGTTCCGCATTTATGGCCGCACCTTCATGGGCACGATCAGCGAACCGGGCTGGTGGGCGCAATTCAACGAGGGACCAATCGGCTCGATCTACCTCGCGCCGGTTCCAACCCAGTCGCTGCCGATGGAAGTTGATCTGACCTGCATTCCTGAGAACCTGCTGACCGACAACGACCCGGAACTGATCCCGTACCCCTGGACGGACGCGGTGGTGTGGTGGGCCGCCGTGCTGGCGATGCTGCAACAGCAGCGGCAGCAGGACGCGCAAGCAATGGCAGTGGCCTTCAACGCTGAAATGCCGTTTGCCGCCGCAGTGGTGTGTCCGCAGATGATCCAATCGCCCTATGGGGCCACGGTGAGGTCAGCATGAATATCATCGGCGCGCTGATCGCAATCATCATCACTCTGATCATCGTCGGTGTAATCTGGTGGGCCATTCAATCGCTGCTCCCGTTAATCCCGCTGCCGCCGCCATTCCGTCAGATTATCAATGTGTTGTTGACGGTCATTCTGGTACTGATCGTTTTGTATGTGATTTTGGTTTTGCTTGGATTTGTCGGCGTCAGCGTGCCACTCTTTCACGGGGTCCGTTAGCGACTACCCGGACCCGCCTATCTTACCGCCGCCGCCGGACATCTGCCGGGGATGTTGAATGGCAATCCAAAGCGCCAACCCGTTCGAAATTCACACCGTGGGCCAGTGGAAAGGCTTGAACCAACAGGCCCCGCGCGGCTCGATAGACGATGACGAAGAATGGTGGAACGAGAACCTGTTCGCGATTGGCCCCGGTGCCTTGCGTTCTTGCTGGGGGCACGGGCCAGCGATATATACCGCTCCCAGCGGTACGCAAATCTTGCGCATCTTCTTCGGATTTATCGGCGATGTCACACCCCAGTTTGCCGCCCCGCCTCCCGGTCGCTACGGCTGGATGTTCCTCTCTGACGGAACCATCGACCAAGTTGACCTCGACACCCAGGCCGTCGTCCATATCGGCACTGCTTGGAACCCCATTGGTCCGCAGTATTGGGCCAGCGCAGTGGTGTGGCGGCCTCAATATTTCGGTTCAGTTGCCGGGCAAACCGGCGGTGTCCTGTTTGGAAGCCCCGAAGGCACCACCTCAGGTGGGCTCTACGCCTGGGACGGAACCACCCTCTTCCCGCCCGGCTCTACCGCGCCCGACTGGCTGACCAATCAGCAGGAAACCAATCCCGGCCCGCCGATCTACACCATGCCGGTCGGATTGCCGGGTATCTACTGCATGGAGGTCTATCAAAGCCGGTTATTTGTTGCTGGCAAGGATGTGATTTCCTTTTCCGCACCCAGCAACGGCGCGGATTTCAGCACCACGGACGGCGGCGGCTCTTTTGGCTATTTCGGCAACAAACTGACCTACGTATTCAACGATCTGGCTTCGAGCGCGGGCTATTTGTACGTGTTTGGCGACAGTTCGATTGATCTGATCGCCAATGTCCAGTTGACCGGACAGGGTACGGGTAGCAATCCCTTCACCACCAACCTGAACTATCAAAACGTCGATCCGCAAGTCGGCCAACGGTTTCCGCGTTCGGTTGGCCGCATTGGCCGTTACATGCAGATGTTCAACGGCGCAGGCATTTTCGAGATACGCGGGGCAGAGACCCGCGAAATTGGGGCGCGCACGACCAACATCTATAACACATTGGACACGTCAACATTTCTACCGACCATGTGTCCGGCGACGATGTTCGGTTTCCGCGTCCTGCTGTGCAACGGCATGTTTACCGATCCGTGGGGCGTCAAGCGCAATTTGTTGTTGATGTGGCACCCGACCGGCGACAGTGAGTTCTGGTCAATTGCATCGCAAAATCTCAATCTGACGCATGTCGGTGCTTACGAGCAGGACAGCATCATCACGCCGTACGGAACGGACGGAACCAGTCTGTATCAGCTATTTGCCAAACCCGATCCCGCCCTAAACAAGAAACTATCGACCAAATTTCTGCGCGGCAGCGGTCAGAAACAACTCGTCATCAAGAACTGGAAACGCCTGTTCCTGGAATTTCATGATGAGTCAGGGGGCGGCGTATCGTTCACCGGCAACCTGATCACCCATGCCGGTGGCGTGCCCGGCGGCAGTCAAGACGTCGGGTTTGCCATGCCGCCGGGTGCCCGCTACGCCTTTGAGCCCTACGCCACCGAGGGCGCGGGCATTGCGGCGGCGGTCGATCTGCAAAGCATCTCGCCCGACTTCACAATCGAGCGCTTGCACCTGGGCGCAGAGGATCGTACCCTGTTCGGTGCTTGACCTAAGCAAACCAACCAACCCGATAGGGGAGAAGAGATTATGGAACAGCACATCCTCGAAGCTAACCGCCGCCGCCGCCGTGGTCGCCGCGTTCGCCGCTAACCTCCAATGGCACGACGTAAAAAGCGCATGGTGAAGGTCCCTGCATCGCGCAAGGCCGCCCGTGCAAGACGCCGCAAGCGGAGATAGTGATTGGCCGTTACCAGGGGAGCGGGCAGCAACTTCTCTGACATGATGCGGCGGCAGGTGAAGGGCGCGGCAAGGCGTCAAGGTAACTTCCGCACACCAAGTTGGAGATGGCGGCCCAGTTCCTTCCACAAACGGGCAGCACTCAGGCGTACCAGGAGGCTCTAGTGGCACGAGGTATCAATCTCGGCCCGCGCAGCCGTGTCGATCCGGCCGGGAAGCTGGGACGGTTGTTCCGTCCCTCGACCCGCATCCGGCGGCACCGTGGACACCGTCAAGGTGTTGGGCGCGGACGGCGCGGACGACGGAGTCCGTAAATGGCCAAACGTGACAAAGCGCCGGGCCGCACTGGCCCGGTGTGTCGCATGCCATGGCACGACGGTGCGTTCCCCGCCGATTGGAGCCGGGGCAAGCGCGGCGGTCAGCGTGTTGGCCGCTCGCCGCGTCCCGGCGCTCGCACTGGACCCGTGCGCAGAGGGCGGCGTTGAACAAACGGCATCGACCGCACGAACTCCCGCACTCACCACGGGAGAGTGAGCTACACGTATCGGTCTCGCAGTTGCTCGACTGGGTGCTGATGCCGCCCGCGATCTACACCACATTCCCGGCCGGTTGGGGCAAGCTCACCAAGGGCACGGCCGGGCGGCTGTATGCGTCGGGGCTCAAACGCGGCATGCCCGACATCCTGGTGTTCGACGTGATGCGCAGGGTCATCGGCATCGAGTTGAAGGCCGGGGCCAATTCCGTGAGTGCGGCGCAGCGCGATATGTTTGCAAAATTGCAGGGTGTTGGCGTTCGGGTGTATGTGTGCAGGAGCCAAGAGGACGTGATCCGCGCCCTCGATAACGCAGGCATCATGCATCGCGAGGTCAACCTATGCCCATCGGAAACCAACGCGAATGGCCACGGACCAGAACAACGGACGGAACGGAACGGAACAGTCCGACCGGATACGTTCTGAAAAACGAGTTCGTTCTGAGATCAGATCGCTCACTCGTCGGGCCTTTGCGTCTCGGCACCGCGCCGGGTGTCGGCCCAAAAGGCGCATTGCGCAACGGTAGTTCCGACCTCGGCACGGACCGGATTACCCCGCGCGGCTTCGATCCAATGGGGACATCCGACACCCGCGCCCCAGCCCAGGAAAGCAGTCAACTGGTTTCGCGTGAGGTGCGCAGGGGGCGGACGCGCGAGGATTAGTTCGCATGCCGCTGGCGGTTCTGCTCAATCCCGACGATCCGCTCTATGCCTTTGAGCACATGATGCAGACCCGCCAATATTTTGCGGTCATGTCGCAGCCGCTCAGTCAATTTTCGATTTTGCCCTATCTGCTCGATCCGGCTTTCCATCAGGATCAGCCCGCCTCGCCTTGGAACCTGCGGCATCAACAATCGCACAACGATTTCAACGCAGATTTACCTTCCAATTATGCGGATGGCTACATGACGCAGACCATCACCCCCGCCCCGGCGCACGGCACGGGAACATCGACCGGAACAACTAGCTTGGTGATGACGGCAGTGACCGGCACCATCATGATTGGAGCGACCGTCGCAGGCACGGGTGTCCCCGTCGGGGTCACGATTGTCGGTCAGGTGAGCGGGACCACCGGGGGTGACGGCACTTACACAACTAGCGCCGCAACGACGCTGACCGCCGCCGCCCTGACAATCACACACCCGCCCTATACCCAGGCCAATCCGCTCGATGGCGGGACCTTCGGTATTCCCCAAGCGCAGATTTTGCTAGAAGGTACGGGGGATAATGCGGAGACTAGGTCATGGTGGACCTTCGTCAACCATCAACAACACTACATAGCGAACGAGGCGATCCTGCCCCTGCCGACGACGGCCCCGACCGCGGCGGGCACACCGCCGGGCGAGGCAACGGTGTCAAACCCCTGGTGGTGGGCGAGCCGGTCTCCGGTAATCTATCCGTTCTGGTAGAGCCGAAGTTACTGACCGAAGACGACGTTCCCTGGCTCTACCATCTGATGCGCAAGAAATACTCGCACCGTTACGACGCGATCACCACCGAGGGCTGGTACCGCAATCTGGTGCTCAAGCAGCCGATGGTTTACTTGCCGCAGCGCACCAACAACGCATTTTGCATTTCGATGCTGACGTTCGTTCCGTGGTTACCCGCCGAGTTTGAATGCACGATTGTTTGTATTTGCGCCGACGACGGCGCAATGTGGGAGGCGGTCAAACTGATACGCGCGTCGATAGAATGGGCTCGCAAGCGCAAGTGTACCTACTGGCGCATGTCGTCGGATACCGAGATTGACCTTGCCGCCTTTGCGCGCCGCATCGGTGCAGAAGAGGTCAGCCCGCGCTTTACCATCAGGTTGTAGCCATGGGTGGCAACGCATTCGGCAATTTTTTGGGAACTGGCGGCGGGCCGTCGTCGGGCGGCGTGAGCGGCCCGCAGGGAAGTTACGCGGCCTATACCGGCGCAGAGGACAAGGTTGCCAATGCGCAGGCTTTCAGCGGCATTCCCACCTCGACCGGACTGACCCAGGCAGACGTCGGCGCAGGCCTGCAAGCGGCGACCTTGCTGGGGCAACAGTCGGACGCCAACGCAGCCGCGCAAGCCGCCTTCCAGAATGCGCAGAAGGCGTCCACCTCGCAAAACCTCAACACGCTTGGCGGCGGTCTCGGTAAAATCCTTGGAGGCCTGTGATGGGCGGCAATACCAGTCTCGGCAGCGGCGGCAGTTTCGGCGGGGCGGGCCAGCCTGGATTTATTTCCCCGTTTACCAGTGCCGCTTTCAACACGGCAGGGACCCAGGGCGCGCAGTCCATGGTCAACCGCTACAATCAGCTTGGCATGCCCGGATCGACCCCGGAGGCAATGGACATCGGAGCCGCGCCCAGTTTGACCGGCGGCATCCCGGCCGAAGCTCAGGCCGCACAAGGCCAGCTGCAAACCCAGGATTTAGGACAAACGTCATCGTCGGCAAACGCTGCCCTCCAGTCCAAGAACAACCAAATCGGCGCGATTGGCCAGGGCGCGGGCTTGCTGGGCAGCATTTTATGACAGGTGCGGCATGGGCGGATTAACAGGCGGTGCAGGAGGTGGCAGCAGTCAGAACCCCTTTGCGTCGGCTGGCGGCTCAAATGCCTACGGCACAATGGGCTCTGGAAGCAGTGCCCCGTGGGGCATCGGCGACACCACGCCCGCGACCGACGTCGGCACCTACAACGATCCGACTTTCCAGGCCAATCAACAGGCGGCCGTAGCCAGTCCGCCGCCGCCGCCCGCCACCACCGCGCCCGGCGGGCAGCAATCCGGGTCGGACAATTCGTCCTGGACGCAGACCGTCAGCAACATTCTGCTTGGCAAGGACAGCAACCAGCTGGGATCGGCGCAGGCACAGGCGACCAGCACGGGCGCGCAAGGCGGGCCGCCGACCCCGACACAGGGCACAGGACCGGGCTGGATCACCCAGGCCCCGGCCCAAGCACCCGCACCCGGCACTATCGGCAATCCGGCCGGTGATTTCGTTCCGTCCGGCAATGCCAATCCCGCGCCAGCTGCTACGCCCGCCGCGCCGCCCGCCTCAGCTGCAGCTGGGACGCCGCCCCCAGGTCAACCATTCCCTGGGACTGACCCCTATTCTTCTACAGGCATACCACAGCAAATTTCCAATCCCCTCGCCGAGCAGGCCACTGTACTCAATCCACCTGCCTCAGTTTCGCCACAATCTTCCCAAAATTCTGGAAAAACAAACCAGAATGCGGCACCCGCCGCGCCCGCAACCGCCCCCGCACCCGATCCCAATCAGTACAGTTCGCAAGGCTACACCGAGCACGGCGCGGGCTACGGCGATACGAGCACGACCGCCGGGGCTGGAACGGGCGTGGGTACGCCATCTCCCGGCGGCCAGGGAACGCAAGGAATTGGCGGCAAAGGGAACGCCCTGGGCGACCTCCTGACGCTCAATTTCGGGCGGTTTTTCTCCGATTTGTTCGGTGGCCAGGGTGCGGGAATGGGTCAGCCGGGCGCGCAGCCGGGTGCAACAAGCTCTGCACCATCAACCAACGACCCCGCGACTGCAGAACCCGGCGCGGGACCGGCCGCGTCCCCGTTGCCAACCGGAGTTGCCGCGACCCCGACCGGAATTTCTGGACCTGGAACACCGCCAACACGCCTTGCCGCGACCTCGACTGGCCTACCGGATCAGGTGACACAGCCGGGCGCGGCGCAAGCGGCCCCGGCGGCCCCAACAGACCCGACTACAGGACGACCGATACCCGGAGCCACGGCTCAGTACGACCCAGCGACTGGGTGGCCGCTACCGGGCACGACCACGGCAGCTGCACCCGCGTCTGGCACGGGTCCGGCCCAGGCCGCAACGCCGCCCGGAGCCCCCACGGGCGGGACTACCGTTGGAACGCCGGGAAGCATGGCCACGAGTCCGGCTGGAGCCGGGTTTGCGTCCAGACCGGCCGACGAGGGCGGCGCACATCCCGTGCGCGAGACACCGGCTGCGCCCGCTCCAATGGGCAGCGGAAAAAATTGGTGGGGCACGCAGCCGCCGGACTATTTCCAGCGGCATGGCGGACGGCCGGGAGCGGACATCACCAGCGTCAACACGCCGTATGGACGGGTATCGGTCAACAAGCAGGTTGCCCCCGATCTGCAGGCGCTGACCCAGGACATGCAGGCTGCGGGCATCCCCGGAATTAGCAAACTCGGCGGCTTCAACGACCGTGGCAAACGCTACGGCAGCGGCAAGTCCTCGCACGCCTATGGCGGGGCGGTCGATATGAACGACGCCGTTGCCCAGGACCCGCGCACCAAGGCCTGGATCGATCAGCACCCGCAGCAATGGCAAGACATGCTGCGACGGCACAACTTCGCGCAGTACATGCCGCAGAGAGACCCCAACCATCTGGAGTGGACCGGCCCCAATGGCGGCGGACGGGGGACCGCAGTGGCTACGGCAGCGCGCGGCCCGGCTTGGGCCAATGCGCTGCAGAACCCACAAGGTCCGCTGACACGCGGCGACCGCAACATGAACCCCGGCAACATCAAATGGGGACCGGACGCGCGTGCGGCCGGGGCAACAGGGCAAGACAGCCAGGGGCACGCCGTCTTCCCCAACGTACAAGCCGGAATACAGGCGCAAGCCAGCCTTTTGCGTCGCAACTACAACAACAAGACGGTTCCTGAAATGGGCCGCTCCTATGCCGAAGACCGGGGCTGGGCCAAAGGCGTCATGGCAGCGGGCGGGTTCCGACCGAACGAGAGGCTCAACCTGAACGATCCAGCGACCATGGACCGCTTGCAACGGGCAATCTGGCGGCAGGAGGGGACGCATCCGCAAGTCGCACAGACAGCGGCAGCGTCGCGGGACCAGCAACTTTGGCAACCGACCGGAACCAGCCCACAGGCAAGCTCAACAACCTACCAGGATGAATTGATCAAGCGCGGCCAAGCGAATACCGCAAGACAATTGGGCTGGCTGGGTACGGGCTCAGGTCCCGTAGGGCTAGCCAGGACGACGCTTGCGCCCACCAGCATCGGCCGTGACTGGCAAAATCGTCCATCCTTGGGGGCGCAAGCGGGTGTCAACGACATCGAGCGACTGCTGTACGGCTGGGGCGGCCCATCATGATCCTGAACCCACAGGGTTGGCCGCTATCCCCGCCGAGCGGGCGGCCCGACACCACGGACGAGGTGACGTCGCCCGCGCCGCAGCCCGGCAGCGCGCAGGCACGCCTGCCGCCGACTAATCCGGTGCAGACAGCCCCTCCACCACCACCACCGCCCCAACCCGAGCCCGGCACGACCCAAACACCGGACCCTGGAAGGGGTCCAGGAGCCACACAGGAGCCCGTCCGTGCGCCCGGACAGTTTCCGGGTTTCGATGCACCCCTGTTCCCGCCAGCCATCTACCGCCGTCCTGCGCCCAATCGCGGGGCAGCTGAGTGGGGGAAGCCCTGGTGGCCCACGGAAGCAGCCAAGAAATACCCCGGCGTCGCGCCGGGACCGGACATGCCGTCGCCGCGCGAGGCGTATCCCGCCATTCAGCAAGGGGGCAACAGTCTGGCCCAATGGGGGTCGCGCAATGTGGCGCAGCACGCCAGTGTCGCCGCCGCCCTGGCCGGGCAGTTTGCGCCGATCCTCGACGCCTTGTCGCGCGGCGCATTCTCGTCGTCCTACAGCGGTGCGGTGCGCGCCAACATGGAAGCGCAGCTGCAGAACATGCGCATTCAGCAAGAGCAGATGCTGATGGCAAACGAGGCGACGGTACAGGCGCATCAGCAGGAAATGCTGGCATACGGCCGCATCTTTGAACTGAACCGCATCGGCACGCTGACCGACGAGCAGGCCAGGGAAGCCGCGTTGCGGATCGCCTCGCAAAGTCAGCACCCCTATCTCGCCGCGACCATCCACGACAAGGGCATCAAAGGGGCGTGGGATCAGCTGAGCTGGGAAGACGCGCAAATGCGGCAGATGGATGCCGCTGGAACCACGCTGCGCAAGGCGACGGCGGGACAGACCGACGCCGAGGCCGCGAAAGATTGGGACGATCCAACTATTGGCGCGGGCGGATATGGCGGGGCTGGTTCAGGCTTTCGCCTGCCCGACGCGGGCACTGCAGCCGGGACAGAGACCGCGTCGGCGACAGAGACGGATGCGGGCGCGGATACTGATGCCACGGCAGCGGCTTCAGGCGAAGGCCTTGATGACCGTTTGCGCAAGGATCAATACTCGGACAAGCAGATCGAGGCCATCCACGGGATACTCAACAACGACCCATCCCCCGCTTATCTGGACCTGCCGAAGACCGGCAACGCCGTGAAACGCAAGATCGACCACGGCGTGCAACGGGCGCAGGAGGCCATTCGACAAATCGCTAACAGCAATGCAAGCCCTGACGACAAGGTGGCGGCAATCGAACAAATCGACCCCGGCCGGGCCGACCTCATTCGTGGACTACACAACTACACCGAAGACCCGAAGCAACCGGGTGCAGCCAAAGACCTCCCGCGCATGGTGCAGCTGACCAAGCGGATTTACGGTAACGAATACGACGAGGGCAACTATGCCGCTGCGCACAAGTTCAGCGATCCGACCAGCCCCGAGCACAAGGTCATAGATCGCGCCGGAAACGTCACGCAATCGTCGCTCAGCTTGCTGGAAAATCTCAACAAGTTTGGCGAGAATGACAGTGTCATCGGTAACAAACTCAGGCAATATATTGCAGGCAATCTTACCGGCAGCGATGACCGCTACAAAGTTTTGTTTGATAGCATCTTCGATCTCGACACGCACTTTCAGGCGATTGCATCCTTTACCGGAACGCCGCGCGTTACTACGCTGATGGCGCAAATCGAAAATCTCGGCAGCACCGCAACGCCGTTGCAAATCCGCAATGTCATCGGCGTTAACTTGCGATCGGCCTATCAGGTGATAAACAACTATCAACAAGACTGGGAGAATATCACGCATCGGAACACGCTGGTTCCCGGCATGACTCCGCATAATTTCAGGATTTTCCGCGACCTCGTTCGCATGAACAAGGATACCGGAGAAATGCCGGAGGACGCGCAGCCGGAAAGCTTGGCAGTCAGCCGCGATCCGTCGCAATCGAGACGCGGGTTGACAAGAGAGCAGAAGTATCCGCCGCTCGCGATGAAAACGATTTGGGACTTGAATGATCGATACAAGGATTTGGCCGCCAGTTCCGATCCCGATCAGCAAAAGCAGGCGCGTGAAATCCTGCAGCGCATTGGCCCAATCATCGGATTAACCGGACATATCACAGGCGTAGACTGATGCCGCGCGATCCCGAAGTAGACAAACTGCTGTATGGCTCTGCCGGGCCGCCGGGCTCACCGTCCAAGAGTGGAGGTGGTGCGGCCAGTGGCCCCGGCGATGATCAACTAGATTGGCAGCAGCGCACCGGGAAAGGCATCGCCAAGACCCTTGCGGGCGCGGTGACCAGCATCCCGCGCGCTATCAATGCCGGGATTGGGCTGGTTGCTCCCGAAACAAGCGAAAAGCTGGGTGAACTGGGCGAACGAATACCCGGCGTGAAGCGCATGGAGGACTTTGCCGCCGAGCCCTCGACCAGCTGGGCGGAAACGGCGGGCAATGTGCTGGGCACGGGCGCAACATTGCTGGCCGGGCCGGGCGAGCTTGAGATTGGCGCGAAGCTGGCCAGCATGTTTCCCAAAGCTACGTGGATGGGTGCCTCCGGTCTTGGCCGTGGCTTTAGAGCCATGCCGCGCCCTTGGGTGCGCAATCTCGGTCAAGCGGCCGAGTATGCCGGGCGCGGGGCGGTTGCCGGGGCTGTGACCGACCCAAACGACCCCGGAGCAGGGGCGGCCTTTGGCGCAGTAACCGGCGGACTGACCCCGGCAGCGGGCAGAGCCCTGCGCTCGCGTATGGGGACGTGGGTGGGCGGACAGGTTGCCCGGCACGGCCCAGTGGCCATGGCCAACGCGCTGGCTTATCACCTGGGCGTTCCCGCACACCTCTTGTGGGAGACTGGATTTATGCAAGCGTTTCTGTGGCATCACGCCCCGCTGGGCGGGCCGCTTGAGCGTTACGGTCGGCGCGGCGCGCGCGGCCTGGGAAAACTCCTGATGCGTGCCGATCCACGCCTCCCTGGCGCGGCCGCCGGGAGCCTGGAAGACTTGGTGGAGCAGCAATGAAGCAAGCCAAAGCCCGCACCATCATTGGCGACCTGCCTGACACCCGCACCGCCGGGGCCGACCCGCTGCAGATCAACGCCCGCCTCTACATGCAGATCAGCGAGCTACTGACGCAGCTGGAGGAAGGCGAGGGCGAGCGCATCACCCTGCGCGAGCGGATCGCCGCCCTGGTCGCCATCGGCCGCATCCAGACGATCTTCGTAGGCTTGCGCAAAGAGAAGGGGGTCTATGAACCCAATGCCGGAAGCTCCGTCCGAAAATACACCGCCGCGTTCAGCAAGGATGACGCTGGTCGGCGAAAGAAGATTGCCGGACCCAAGCCCGAGCCCGACCAGCCCGATGACTGGTTCGAGCGGGCAGGCGTCGCCGACGATGGCGACGACGACGACACAGACTGACTATCAGCAGGAATACATTCACCGCACCAGCTGGAAGGCGGGAATGATGGGGGCGCTCAACGTCGCGACCGCCATCCTCGCCGTGCGCCTGATCCTGCTCGCTTCGGTTTTGGGGGCGATTGGGCTGACGTATCTGGTTCTGCGGGAACCGGACCCGTACCGGCTGGCGGCTCTGGGGGTGTATGCGGGGGTGGTGGTGGTTCCGCTGATCTGGCTGACTGCTCGACGCTGAGGTCACGGAAGGGGTGATATTTCCTAAAACGCAGTCCACGGCCACCAGGAGGCTCGCTGGTGCGTTTTTCGTCTTGGCGGCTAGGCGACATAGGGGTAACCCTTAAAACTCACCAGCGACCGGCTGTGTGGTTCTCCTGGCCATTTTAAAAGCCGCCGCCGGGGTTCCTGGGGGGTCACGTACGCCGATACTAAACCCCTCCCCGGCGGCGACCATCAGCCGGATTGACGGACCGCCCGGCCGATTTCAGAAGCAATGCTGACAACAGGATGTGACGCAGCGCGATCCGCCATGCCCATCCGGAGAACATGTGGTGGTGCAAGTGCCCGCCACCTTCTGAGCCTTGGGCAGCGGCGTGAAGCTCTGGATGTGCGTTGGCACCATTACAAGTGCGAGTATCAGTAACGCTTTCATCTTCGTGGTCATCTTCGCTCTCCTCAGTTAAACCTGATTTCCTCGCCGCTGTCCGCCATTTCCGCCGACAGTTTCAGTAGCTCGGCCAGCTTGTACGGTCCCGCCCGCCGCGCCCGGTCGGTCTCCACGTCAAGCTCGTTGCAGAAGAAGAACAGTTCCTTTGCCAGCTTGGCCTGATAGTCCTCGTCGGCCTCGGCGATGAAATGCACAGGCGGCATCAGCGGGTGATAGCACCACAGGTGCATGGCATCGTAGCCGCACACGTACATCGCGCCCTGCAGCTGCGGCTTGTAGTTGTCTTCTGGCCCGCGCAACAAATATTCGACCTGCACCCACGGCGACGGGCACTTGATCTCGACGCCGCGCTTGACGGGGCCGCCGTGCCGCTTGAGGACGCGGTCAGGCGAGGCACCGAATTTCTTGTCGTTGTCGGTAATGAAGCCGACCCTGTCCAGGTACCAGCCGCGCGTCATGCCGCCGTGCTGCTCGAAGGCTGTCGCGGCTTCGTCCTCGACTTCCTTGCCGCGCTTCGTCCAGTAGTTCTGATAGTGATCGTCCATCGATTGCTGCAACAGCCGTTCAGCGATCAGCCGGAACATGTATTTCATGCGCCTGTCGCCGCGCGTGGGCACGCCCGTGGGCGTGATGATGTTGTGGAACTGCGATGCGGTCGGCTTGCCGATGCGCAACTTGAACCATTCGTCACTGTACTGGGCGCAGTCGTGCTCAATGCTCATCGGCTTTCCTGCCAAAGCTCTGCTTGTTCCGCCATGCGCTTGGTGTGCTCGTAGTCATCGAGGATCGACTGCATCACCTCGACTTCCCAATCGGCCGCCGCCTGCGACATCTGGTGCGTTTGAACACGTCGCGGATAGACCCGTTTGCGCAACGCAATTTCGCGTTTGAGCGCCTTGATCTTGTCGTCGTCAGAAGGGAATTTCATCGTTCATCTCGGCTTCGCTGATCGCCTTCTCGGAAATATCGCGGATCGGCTCGCGTATACCCCCTTCGGTCCAGCCAACGACTTCGAACAACGGGCGCGGGACGTTGCCGAATTTCTTCGTCGGCATCATCGTCTTCTGCAGCCGGATCATCGGCTGGCCGCTCTCCGGATGCCGCCGCACGCGCCGCACATACTGGTCGCATAGATCACTGACCGCACGCTTGCCGCCGTAGGAGGGGGCGACGAAAATACGAACGTCTTCGGTCTCCGGGTCCTCCATCGGCAACAGATACTGCAGCACCCATGGATCGGCCGGGAGATTGTTGAGCCCGATGCTCCACTGGCTTTCGTCCAGGTCATCCAACTGCTCGCGCGCTGGCGCACGCTCGCCACGGGCGACGCGATAGATTTTCTTCTCCACCAGCGCACCATTCTTGAATTTGATCCACACCTTGGTAAAGCCGATGCAGTGCGCGAGCATCTGCGTGCCCAGATCGACTTGCTGCCCGTCGCAGAAGTAGTCGCCCTTTTTGAATTTCAGCATTTTCTGAAACCCCGTGTCGCCCTGGATTTCGTCGGCGATGTTGTCGAGTTCCGAGTTGTGTTTGATGATTTCGTTCATGGTCATGGTTCCTGGTTGTGGTTACTGACTTGCCGGGTCGCCCTCGTCGGTCAGCATCGGCTCGCGCTTCATGCGATCCATGCGCTTGCCGTACTGGGCGCGGTAGGTGTCTTCGAGCAAAGTGCGTAACTCAACCTGCGCCGCACCCTTGAGCGCGTGCAAGTCCTTGTTCTCATCGATTGCGACGGTGACCGACGCTTCGACGCGCAGGCTCTCGAAATTGCCAAGGTTGATGGTCCGGCTGCAGCCGACCGAAAATTCTTTGATCACGGGTGCTCTCCGCTTCGTGGTGTCGTTAAGATACAGCTTGACGTATGACTGTCAAGAGATTAAATTTTTACGTCAACCGGAGTAGAGGCATGCGCATCGAGGATACCGAGCGAGCCCTGAAGATTGTCGAGCGGCTGATGAAGGTCGCCCCCAGTTCCAGCCTGGAGCGGTTCGCCATCCGCATGCGCTCGCGGCTCAATGCCGTGCCGATGTCAGGTATTCTGGAAAAAGTTCCGGGCGAGACCATCTCGGCCAAGGCGCGCACCCTGGGGGTGTCGCGGCAGACGATCCACTATTGGCTCAACGGCGATACCCGGCCCGACGACGTGCAGGCGCGCAAGCTGGAAAAGCTCACCGGCTTTTCCGTCGCCGTGATCCGTGGCCGCGTTGACGACTACCGCCCCGCTTAGACTTTCGCGCTGCCGACATGGCAATCGCTATAATCTGGCGGCGTGAGCGCGGACGCGAGCCGTGATGCACAAGCTCGCGGATGTTGTCGCTTACATTCGATCCCAGCGGCATAGGAGCATCCCATGAACCTAGTGATCTCGTCCGGGCACGGTGCGAAGGTGTCCGGCGCTTCCGGTGTACTCAATGAAGTCACAGAAGCACGTAAGGTCTGCGACCGCGTCGGCGAGTTGCTCAATGGTGCGGGCGTCGGGTGTAAAGTCTATCACGAAAATACGGCCACCTCCGTCAATCAGAACCTCAGCAACATCGTCAATTACCACAATAGTCAAGTCCGTGACCGTGATGTGTCGGTCCATTTCAATGCTTACCAAACTACCTCCAACCCCATGGGGACTGAGTGTCTCTATGTGACCCAGTCAGCCTGGGCCGACCGCGTTGCCAAGGCAATGGCCAAAAGCGGCGGGTTCATCAACAGAGGACCTAAATACCGCAGTGACCTGTATTTTCTGAACAAGACGGCCAAGCCCAGTGTGCTGCTGGAAGTTTGTTTCGTGGACAGTTCGGCCGACGCCAACCTGTACCGCACCAACTTCGAGGCGATCTGCCGCGCCATTGCTGAAAGCCTCGCCGAAATCACCCTGCCCGGCGAACCGGTAGAGCCACCGGTAGAGCCACCGGTAGAGCCACCTACCGAGCCGCCGCTACCGACCGGCGAGAACGTGGTGGACGTTGCCATTACGACCAAGGGCAACCCGACCGTCACCATCAACAACGACACGGTGCGGGCCGGCGACCCCAACGACCTCGTTAACATCACCCTGAAGTATTCCGGTGACGTGATGGTGACGGTGGACGGCGAGGACTTCCAGGTCGAGCCACCACCGCCGTCACAGCGGCCGACTGTCATGGTCGGGTCGCGCGGGCCGGACGTGCAAACCGTGCAAGAGTGCCTGATCCCGACCGGCGTCGATGGCGTGTTCGGTACACAGACCGAGAACGCGGTGATGCAGTTCCAATCCGACGAGGACCTCGTCAATGACGGCATTGTCGGGCCGCAGACCTGGACGAAGTTGGAGCAGGTTTACAACCTGCCGCCCTACGTGCCCGCGACCTTCGCCCCTAACCACACAGCCATCATCTGCTCCGTGTTTGGCGGTAATGCCGACCCAAACAACAGCGCCTATGCGCCGTACGATTTCATCACGGATCAAGAAATCAGCTGCGCGCTGCCGTGGAAATTCGCTGGCGAGCGGCCGCTGGTGTTGGTGCAAAACACCGTCAACGGCCGCAAAGCAATCTGCCAAATCCGCGACGTTGGACCTTGGGTCATAGACGACGACAAGTACGTACTGGGAAACGCCCGCCCCGTCGCAGAACCCAAGGGATCGACAATCCCGCGCGGCAAAAATCAGGGCAAGACCTCGAATGGGGCCGGGCTCGACCTGACCCCTGGCGCGGCCAAAGCTATTGGTCTGTCGGGGATGGGGACGGTGAACTGGACTTTTGTCGAGGACGAGGTCGCGACCACGTGATGGCAAAGTTGCAGCCGTCCGCCTCAAGATTTGACAGGCGGTCGCACTGCTCACAACGGCCGTGTGTGTAGAACGTGAACGGGTCCGACATCGTTTGCTTGGTGCCGCACCCGACACACATCCATTGCTGCCAGACCTCGACGCTCTTGTCGCTGCGCTCGCACAGCTTCTGCGCCATCGCAACGGCATCGTTGAACCGATAGAGTTTCATTCTCGCTCAACCCCTACAAGCCTGTCAGTCAGACGGCTGGCCCCAGCGATAGCACAGCCAACCATCACAGAAATTAACATGATACCGAGCACGGTCGAGGTGCCCCAGAAATTTATGAACAGGTAAATTGCTGCCACAAGCAGAAATTTCCACAGCATTTTGCTCTCCTGCGTTAGACCGTGCCTTGCCTTGCCGCGCTTGGCCAAGCCACGCCCCGCCGAACCGGGCTGTGCCACGCCGTGCCATACCTTGCGCTGCCCAGCCAAGCCGCTCCGCGCCCAGCATCGCCGCGCCATGCCAGACTAAGCCTTGCCGTGCCTCGCCGAGTGTTGCCGTGCCGTGCCCAGCCATGCCGGACCTCGCCCCGCCTCGCCTTGCCAAGCCCAGCCGTGCCATACCTTGCCACTCCATGCCGTGCCTCACCTTGCCCGACCTAGCTACGCCGTGCCCCGCAAAGCCTTGCCACGCCAAGCCACACCCCGCCCTGCCAGACCAAGCCCGGCCACGCCTAGCCATGCCACACCGCGCAGAACCTCGCCCTGCCGAGCCGCGCTGTGCCGAGCCATGCTCTGCCGGGCCGTGCCGGGCCAAGCCAAGCCATGCCGTGCCGCGCATCGCCATGCCGCGCGTCGCCCCGCCCAGCTAGACCACGCTAGGCCGTGCCTCGCATTGCCTCGCCTTACCGGGCCTTGCCCTACCGAGCCGAGCCTTGACTGGCCCCGCCCTGCCTAGGACTGCACGGCCTTGCCACGCAGTGCCAGGATCATTCCGCCGCTTCTGCGGATGCCGGCTTCAGCCCGCCGGCATGTCTTTCGGCGACAGTCAACGGCGGTTTACTTGAAACAATTTTCCACTCAACAACATCGCTCATGCCGAACGAACCACCTTTTTCCGGCCGCCAGTCACCCAGTCCAATCTGTTGTGTGCCTTCGATCATCAGACGGCGCACCATCTGCTGATCCAAAATGTCGTTGTTCACCCTCAACGTCACCTTGGTGCTCCACGAATTGAACCGCGCCCGATGGCACATGATCTTGCCCTTGGTTGCCGGGATTGTCACCGGCACGCTGTAAACTTCAAACTCTTTGAGGGGAGTTTTACGGTCTTCGAGATAGAGTCCGCACAGTTCATCCAAAACTTGGACCGCGCTGGGAACCAGATATTTGATGCTCTTGCGCGAGCCCTTCGACTTATGACTTCCGCCCGCTTCACGCAGCATTCTGGCGAACGCAGCACCGGGCATTGCCAGTTGTCGGCTGGGCAAGCGGTAAACCTTTTTCTCGGCTATATCGCGCGGGTCATCCGGTTCGCCAGGATTGTTGCTTCTAGTCTTACCGGACAGCGCTTCTTCGGTGGCCCGGTTCTGCAGCATCGGCGACGTGCCGACGATCCATGCATCGATTAAGATAAACGCCATTTCAACTCTCCGTGGGTTGCCCTGATTGCCCTCTCAGTGACAATCGATCTATTCTTGTCGGCCGGAAGTGTCAAGAGGGATTTTTTTACAGAGACGCTTCAGCCGCCCAACCCTTTTCTCTTGACACCAACCCCGATCTCTGTCTCGGCGATTGGGAGGACCCCGTAATAACTTAATGCTTTACATCAAGTACATATGTAAAGTTATATTTGCTTGACACATTACTTGAGATAACCCGCCATAACCTGCGTCCACATAACCCAGGTTATAGGGAGAGCCTGCTGACGAACGTCTCTTGGACGCTGTGAGAGCCACCGGGCTCGCCCCCATGCGCAAAATTTCCCCAAAGAAAATATGGAAATTTTCAACCTTACCCCGTTACAGGCACACAATTTTTCCTGGATTTTTTTTATTCCGTTTCCCTGGGCGCGATGCTGGCGAGATACGCCATTCCCTTCCCGGTGATCCGGCACAGGTATCCGCTATGCCCTGACGGCGTTCGTCCGCGCGCCCCGGTTCGTTCGATCAGCTGCAGGTCGCGCAGGTCGCTGCAGCGCTGATGGCTGGTCCGTCCCGGCGGAAACCCGGCGATCCGGTAGGCGTCGTGGTCGATCAGTTCGCGCCCGCTCCCATACGCCCGCAGGACGCGGATGCATTGCGACCACAGGGCGATGCGGCGGGCGGTTTCCTTACTGGTGTCGGGGTCGTAGCGGCGGGCGTGTTCGGGCCAGCCGAACAGGTCGGGCTCGTCGCTCATGATTTGACTGGCTCCCTGATTATGGCCCAGCGGCAATTACGATCGCGGTCCTCAACGATGAACCATCGTGGGTCGGCTGTGGGTGGGATGGGTATCCACCTCCACCCCTCCTCCATGTCGGGGTCGTCAGCTGAAAGAGGCATCTTGGCACATCTGGTAGTTACATACTCCATACGGCTCTCCTGGGTTATGCGTAGGACGCGGGAGCGTGACCCTTGTGAACCATGTGAACCTAAATCCCAATATAACGTGTATGCGCGCGCGTTAGGGTCTATGGGGGTTATATTGGCGAGAAGCTTCACATGGTTCACATGCTTCACACATCGAGCCCTTCCTGATGTGTTGGCGACACCCAGATATTACCCTTACGTGTATGTTGTTGCTTCCATTTCAGCTCTCGCATGATGGCGGCGATGCGCAATTGCTGTCCCCGGTCCAGGCGGGCCGTCTCGATACCCAACCCCAATGCGACATCGGCGATACTTGTCTTCGAGGCCGTTCCTAGGTTAGCCAATACCTTTTCGAACCATGCGTCCTGATCATACCTCGCGTCCTGTTGCGGCTTGATGTGAACCTCCTCGAAGGTTCGATCCGGCCACCAGGGCGCGCCCCGCTTGAACTCTGCGACTGCTTCGGCGAGCAACTGGTCACGATCTTCGGCCAGCGCGTCGATTGTGATCTGGCCTGTGATGACGGGCCAGAACCTGCGACCGCCGGTTTCGTCTTTCAGGTAGGTGTCTTTGTTGGTGGTACCGATGAACACGCACTGTCGGTGTTCATCGACTTCCATGTGTCCGTAGGGTGGTCGGTAGCGCTCGACTTGGCGGGAGACGAATTGTTTGAGGTGGGTGCTTTCGGCGCGGTTGAAGGCGTGCAGTTCGGCAATTTCGATGCCCCATTTACCGCGCAGGTGGAGTTGCACATCCTTCCCGGCGGTGATGTCGGGGAGGTTGTCGGAGAAGTATTCGTCGCCGAACAGCACGCGGCAGGCGGTTGACTTGAGCACGCCTTGTGGGCCTTCGAGGACCAGCATGTAATCGACCTTGCATCCCGGCCGATAAATCCGCGCGACCATCGATATGAGGAACAGCTTGCCGATGGTCTGGTGATAGGCGTTGTTGTCCGCGCCCAGGTAGACGGAGGTCCAGGTTTCGATCCGGCTTTGCCCGTCCCATTCGAGTGTGTCGAGATACTGGCGCACGGGGTGGTACGGGTGGTCCCCGGCAAAGGCGATGATGGCCTGCCGGACGGTATCGCGGCTGATGCTTTTGATCCCGGCAACCTGCATGTATTCTTGGATGTCGGTAATGTCGTCGTCGGTAAGCTGAATGGGCTCTGACCGGACGATCATTGGCGCGCGCAGCATCTGATCGAAGCGCAATTTGTCTTTGAGTGATGCATCGTTACGCAGGGCGATCAGGGCATTTTCCAACGTCGGCAGTGGCACCCCGGTTTTGTTGGTGGGGCACTGGTGTATCCATCCTGTGTTCAGCGGCTCGCCGGTCCCTGTCGTCCACTCGCGCACGGGTGTTGCAGCAACAAGCTGCCGCAACACGTCAGCGGTTCCGCCGCGCTCAATCCAGTTTGACACGTCCTTGTTGTTTTTCTCGCCGGTCAGGCCCGGCAATCGGATCACCTTCACCGAGTGGGCGTGGCCGTGCAGCAGGCGTTCGATCACGGCGGCGTGTTCGATCCCGGCGGTGTCGATATCGGGCAGGATGACGCAATCCCGGTCGCTCAAAAAAACCGAATACTCTTCGCGCCATTTGCCCGCGCCCCCTGGATTGGTTGTCGTTACAAATCCCAGCCGAGCCAGATTATCCGCGTCCTTCTCGCCCTCGCAGACGAAGACAGGGTCGAGGCCTTCCGCCCCGAGCAGCTGTGGCAACCGGTACAGGACCCTTCGCGTCCCTTTCAGGTTCCACACCCATTCGCGTCCATCCGGCCGCCGCTGCACGAACTTGTGGCCCGGCTTGCGCACCACCTGGAACAGGAGTGTGTTGTGCTCGTCGCGGTAGTCGTAGAAGACCCACTCCGCGCCCTCGGCATCGCGCCCGTTGCCACTGAGCCCGGCCAGCTGGCAAAGCTCGACCACACCCCCTCCGCGTCCTCCTTCGTGGTCGAACCACGTCAGGTCATCGAGCTTGATCGACTTCGAGCCTTTGGAACCGAACCGCCATTCGGTCGCCTTTTGTTCACTGGGTGCGCCCCATAGTTTGCGGGCGGCGGCGATCAGATCATCGCGGCCTAGCATGGCGTCCTCCGCGTGTATAAGCGAAAGGACTTGTCATACGGTGCTTTGGTAGGTAAATATGTTTGACGCATCGAGCCCCTCCTATGGGCTGTTTGCATGGCGGCCCCTGCAACGGGCTCGCGATTTGAAGGGGGCCGGGCAGACGACACCCGGTCCCCTTTTCTTATTTGCAACGTGCGCTGACGATTGTCGCAAACATGTCACCGTAAGCCCGCTAATCTTGACACGCAAGGGGAGTCTCGATGACCGCACTACGAAATTTATCCTCGCGTCCGACCCTGCTTGTTGATGGTGGCCGCGTAGGCAATGCGACCGACAGCATTGGCGTGCCCGGCCCGTTTGGTCGCGCCCGCATTGTTCAGGCCTTGCCGCTCAAGGATGGCCCGCGCCAGCTGGTTGCGCCTTTGGTGGTACAGGCCCCGGATTTGAGTTACCTTACTGATCCGCAGGGCAATGTGTTGGGCGTGCCGGGCGTGCGGGTGAGCCGCATGCTCAGTGCGCGCTGGGTTGGAGACACGCGCCGCTTAGGTGGCTGAGATGCCGTTGTCGCGCCGTTACAGTCCCGAGTGGTCCCCTGGCGAGACCGCCAGCATCGGCATTGACATGTCGAACATCATCCCGCCGGGGGTGGGCATCAATGTCGCGCTGCTGCGCATTCAGACCAACACCGTACCGCCGCAGGATGCGTCCACCGACTGGACCGGCACGGCCGGAACTTATCCGATGACGTTTGCCGCCAACATTGTTGGTCGCGCCGCCTATTCGACGATGACGGGCGGGGTGAGCGGCAAGGACTATCAACTCACCTGGAATATCGAGGACACTGACGGCAACAACTGGAACCGCACGGCGCTGCTGCTGTGCGCGCCGACCTCATAGGAGCGTGTGATGAATGCAAATTTGCATGTGGTTCCCGCCGCCGCGCCGTCTCCGCTGGCGGCGACGTGGCCGGACAGTGGCGACGCTGGCAGCCTGTTGTTGATCGTACAGACGCAGACCAAGACGATTGCTGATCAGGAAGCGCTGATCAACCGCTACCAGTCGATCCTCAACCAAGCGCAGGGCGGGCCGACACCGCAGCCGGTGGCGACCGGCACGGTGACCTCGAGCGGCACCAGCATTGCGGTCAGCGCGGTGGCCAATTCCATCGTCATCGGCGCGGCCGTGTCGGGGGCGGGTGCGCCGCCCAGCACGCTGATTGTGACGCAGGTTACCGGCTCGCCCGGCGGGGTGGGCACCTACACCACCAACCTCGCGACTTCGGCCAGCGCTGCGCCGTGGTCGTTCACCCCGCCCGCGTCGTTACCGTCCTGGCCGATCCCGCAGGATGCCGACACGCTGATGTCGCTGGTGCAGGCGCAGACTGCGCTCGCCCGCACGCAGGCGGCAGTGATCCAGCATTATCAGGAAGTGTTGAACATTTCGCAGACGCCAGCCGCGTAGGTGTGCCGTGGACGATTTTGTCATCAACGTCAGGCAGATCGGTCAGTATCCGGTCGTCAGTACCAATGGTGCGGGCGATTTGTTGTTGATCCAGCAGGGCGGCATCGGCGGCCCGTATGCGGCGATCAATCCCAGCGACCTGATCAACACGGCGATGCTGGTGCGCCCCGACAATATCAACTTTGCCACCAACTTCGGTTTGAAGTGGGGAACGCAGACGCTGGTCTTTGACGGCAGCGTGTTCCAGTTTTCCACGGCGCTGCAGGTGCCGACGCTGACCGCGACCAACGGCATTTCCATCAACGGCGTTCCGGTGACGACGACCGCCGACCTCGACAATCTAAGCAATTTTGTCATCGACAACACGGTGGCGAGCTTCAATTTCCGCACCGGCCCGGTGCAGCTCGAATTGGATGACGTGCTGCGCGCGGGTGGCGCTCCGGTCTGGAACCCGAGCTTTGCTGGAGTAGTGACTGCGCCGACCCCGTGGGACCTCAATCAGAACGACGACACGGTGGCGACGACGGCGTGGGTCAAGGGGTTGTTTGCCTGTGCTCCGGTGGTGCAGAGCTTTAACGGCCGCTTTGGCTGCGTCACCCTGACCACGGACGACATCAATGCGGCGTACGCGGCGGGCGGCACCCCGATCGCGCCCAATCCGGCGCTGGGCGATGCCAGCACGCGCATTGCCACGACGATGTTCGTGGACGAGAGCCTGGACGATCTGCGCGATTGGGTGCTGGACGAAATCCAGAGCGGGCCGGACCTGTCGGCCTATGCGCCGTTGCAGAGCCCGAATTTCAGCGGCATCCCGACCGCGCCCACGGCGGCGACGGCGAACAGCACGGGCCAGTTGGCCACCACGGCGTTTGTTCACGCGGCGGTCACCGCCGCGACGGCGGGCGTGTCGTCGTTCAACACCCGCACGGGTGCGGTGGTGCTGACCACGGCGGACATCACTGGGGCTGGCGGTGCGCCGATCGCCTCGCCGACCTTCACGGGAACGCCGTCTGGGCCGACAGCAGCACCGGGCACCAGCACGACGCAGCTGGCGACCAGCGCGTTTGTCATGGCGGCGCTCGCCGCCGGGACGGTGGAGAGCTTCAACGGCCGGTCGGGCGTTGTGGTGCTGACCGCCGGGGACGTTACGGCGGTCGGTGGTGCGTTATCGGCGTCGCCCGCCCTCACGGGCACCCCGACCGCGCCCACGCCACCAGCGGCCGACAATTCGACCCGTATCGCCACCACAGCGTTTGTCGAGGCGGCGATCGGGGTTGGCGGCGGGGTTTCGAGCTTCATGGGCCGCACTGGGGCGGTCAGCCTGCTGGCGAACGACATCAGCGCGGCGGGTGGTGCCCTGGTGGCGAGCCCGGCCTTCACCGGCACGCCGACCGCGCCCAATCCGCCGACCAACGACAACTCCACCGCGCTGGCGACGACTGCCTGGGTGCTCGCGCGCCTTGCGGCGGCGGGTGGGGTGACGACCTTCAACACTCGATCCGGGGCGGTGACGCTGACCACGGCCGACGTGACCGGGGCGGGTGGTGCGCCGCTGGCCAATCCGGCGCTGACCGGCACTCCGACCGCGCCCACGGCCGCGCCGGGCACCAACTCGAACCAGCTGGCGACCTGTGCCTTCGTGCTGGGGCAGCTGGGGGTGGCGTCGTTCAACACGCGAACCGGCGCGGTAACCCTCACGTCCGCCGACATCACCGGGGCGGGCGGGGCGCTGCTGGCATCGCCGATCTTCACGGGCACGCCGTCCGGCCCGACTGCGGCGCAGACCGACAATTCGACCATGTTCGCCACCACGGCGTTCGTGCACACGGCCTTGAACAACAGCGTGTCATCGTTCAACGGCCGCACCGGGGCGATCACCTTGATTGCCAATGACATCAGCGCGGCGGGCGGGGCGTTGCTGGCGAGCCCGACGTTCACGGGTGTTCCGGCCGCGCCCACGGCGGCGCTGGGCACCTCAACGACGCAGCTCGCGACCACGCAGTTCGTGATGAACCAGCTGGCCGGAGCGGGTGGGGTGACCACCTGGAACGGCCGGGCCGGAGCGGTCACCATGACCGCGACCGACATCACCAATGCCGGAGGAGCGTTGGCCTCGGCGGTCATGGGTGCACCGCAGTGCGGGCGGCTGACGATTTCTGGTGCCAGCCCCAGTCAGGTCATTGCCTTCAGCCCCTACCAGGGCGCGCTGATCAGGATCAACGGCGTGCTCTACAAGTTTGCCAACCTGACGATGACCGCGACGAATGCGACCATCAACGGCGTCGCCGGGCAGTCGGTCGGGACCAATGTTCTGTATTACGTTTACGCCTACTACACCGGCACGGCTGTTGCGCTCGACCTCTCCGTCACCGGGCACGCGACCTCGACCACGGTCGGCAACGAGGGCACCGAGATCAAGGCGGGCGACGACAGCCGCACCCTGGTTGGCATCGTCTACACCACCAGCAACGCGCCGAGCAGCGGGTCTTTTGCCGACAGTGGGTCACAGCGCTACGTCCGCACATGGTTCAATCGCCAGCCGTTCAACGTCTTCAACGCCGGGACGAACAGTGGGCTCACCTCAACCAGCGGAATTTCGGTCGCGGCGGCGTTCTTCATCTGCTTTGCCAATGAGAAGTATTTTGCCGTGGCGTCGAATTATGCGCTGTCCACCGCGCAATTGACCGCGACTGGCTACGTCAACGTTGACGGCGTGAATGCCAGCGGAAACGCCGCTGGCGTGCCGGGTGGGACCACGTCTTCGTTCACGGCTGCGCACGGGTCAGCGGTCACCGCCGAGGGTTACCACACGCTCGCGGCTTACGGTCAGGTTTCGACCTCGCAAGCCAATTGGACGGCAGCGATAGCCGGAATGGTAGGATAGGCCATGCAAACAGTCTCGCTTGAGGAACAGGATTGGACGCAGGTCATGGGCATTCTGAGCGAGGCCCCCTGGCGCATTGCCAATCCGCTGCTGATGAAAATCGGCGGTCAATTGCGCGTGCAGCAGGAAACCCGCGACATGAGCGGGCCGCCGAACCGACCGGCTCGCGCGGACGGCAACAGCAAGGAGGTTCACGATGAATAGCCCGGTGACGCGCATGCGTCAGGCACCCGCGCCGATGGCGGCTCCCGCTTCCGCGCCCTCGCAACAGGGTCAGTGGACTTGGGACGGCAGCAACTGGATTTGCAATCCGTGTTTTGACGGCGGCTGTGGCCCGTTCTTCCCGTCGCCGCCCAATCAGCCGCCTTGGTATCCTGGGGCCAACGGCGGCGTGAGCTTCGGACAGGTCGCCCCACCCAACCCGATACGCGGACATTTCTGGTGGGACGGCGTCACTTTGTGGCTGTTCGACGGCGCGACCTGGGTCGGGATTGGCCCGGGGGCGGTTCCGGTCAACACCACCGAGCCCTCGTTGGCGATCAGCAACATTTCGGCGGGAACGGTCCCGGTTTCGACTTGGACGATTGCGCCGATCACCGGCACGCCGACGATCAACGTCAATGGCACCTGGAACCCGGCGGCGCACACCTGGACCCCGACCCGTCCGGGGATTTACTCGATCGAGGCGCAGGTCTGGGCTCCGATTGCCGCGACCGACCTGTATCAGATTGCGATCCTCAAAAACGACAGTGGTGGGCCGTATCCGAATCTGCAGAACGTGGAGATCGTGACGGTGCAGTCGGCGCATCAAGTTGGTTGGATCAGCAATTCGGGCTTGGTGCAGATGAACGGGACCACCGACTTCATCCGCATGTGGGTGCAAACCACGCAAGGCACGTTCGATCAGGGCTATGGGTTCCCGGTCCTGCGGGCGTGGCTCGCGCCCTGAGCCATGTTCACGGGCGTCGACAAGGCGTTGACGGCGGTCGTTCTCGGCGCACTCTCGATCGCCAACCTTGTCTGGGGCGTTGACCTGTTCGGCGAGCACACCGAGGAGCTGGTCGGCATCGTCATTGCCATCCTGTTCCCGGTGGCGGTCTACGTCGTGCCCAACGTGCGCAAGAGGGAGTGGTGAGCAACGGCGGCCCCGCCCAGGTGGCTGGCGGCATCATCGAGGCGCTGAAGGGGCAACCTTTATCGTTGGCTCTGGTTGTCATGAACATCGGGCTTCTCGGATTTCTTTACTATGAGGGTGTGCAGGCGCACGGCGAGCGGCAACGCGAGACGGAGTTGCTGTATCAGAACCGGCAGCAGATGGCCGACTTGTTGTTCCGTTGCGTGCCGGTGGAGTTGCAACATCAGCCGCAGAGCGGGCAGCACTGAATGAACCCGCCCGCTGGTGAGGAACTCGGTAAGACCTCACGTACCGTTGTCGAGGCATTGAAGGTCACTCCCAGTCTGCTGGTGCTGGTGATCTTCTCCATAGCCGTGCTGGTGTTGATCTATGTCAGCATCAGTTCAGAGCGAGACAATCGCATGGAAATGACGAAGATACTGTTGCAAAGCCAGCAGGAAGCTCAGAAGTTGCTGGCGAGTTGTCAAGGGAATAGCAAGTGATCAATCGTCGTGACTTGATCTTTCCTCGCGTCCCGCTGGCTGATGGGTCGGGCTGTGGCTGAAGGGGTCGAGCAGGGCGGTCAGACCAATGTGCTGCCGCGCAGAGAGACTGCGCCCGAGTGGCAGTATCCATCGGTAGCCGATGATCAGTTCAGGAGTTGGACCAATGGTGGCGCGAGCAGCAAGCGAGCCGTGACCCATGCGCTGGAGATTGCGATGCTCGATCATGCGCAGCGTCTTTTGCACGGCAGTCTGGCCACGCCGGACCAGCGCAACATCATTCAGTTTGAAGCCGGTCTGCGCAGACTGAAGGATTTAGACAAGAGCATGCGCGAAGTTGTTGACAGAGTGTACCCTGATGTACCTCATTGAGGAAACCACTGCGCCGCAGGCACTTCTAGCATTTTTTATTTGTTGTTGGTGGCATCGGCATTTTAATTCCGTGGCGACGAAAGATTGCTCTTAGCTCACGCCATTGAGCGAGGCTGCGGCTCTTGTGATAGATACGCGACATTGGCTGCATCGGGAATTTGGCGCGTAGCACATGCGCGCTGATACAGATGATCAACCACACGGCACGCAGTTCATCCCTCATTCGCTCATTCCCGCTTGACATATCTATCAAACATAGCTAGGTGGCCTACAAGGTGATTTGCGAACAGATGAAGAACGGCAATGTAGTTGATTTCTCAATCAGTTTGCAAAAACCGTGGGTTGATAACCCATAACTTGGAGATTTTGTCACTCAACCTGAGATAATGCGATTAATTGCCACTGAGACAGTATGTCACATTGACATTCCTAGTTTGTAATT